AATGGTAAAACATTTACTTGGGATGCTGGAGCGTCCGGAGCTCGAACTATTCGAGCATCACAATCTACATCAGGTTTCGTAACAACGGGTAATCCAAATACAAGCAGATTTACATTAGTGTCTGATCGAGACAGACATTTATTCCATTTTGGAACAGAAACAACTATTGGCAGTGCTTCGACACAAGATCCTATGTTTGTAAGATTCTCAAACCAAGAAAATTTAAATACTTATTTACCTACTGCCACAAATACTGCAGGAACATTTAGACTTGATACGGGTAATGAAATTAGAGCCGCTCTTCAAGGTAAAGATTATGTATTTGTATTAACAGATCTTGCAGCTTATGTAATTCAATTTGTAGGCCCACCTTTTACTTTTAGTGTTAGACAAGTTGGTACTAACTGTGGATGTATAGGTCAACACGCAGCTTCTTATGTTAACGGAGCAGTTTATTGGATGTCTAATGAAGGCGGATTTTTTATGTATGACGGTACTGTAAAAGCTCTTCCTTGTTTAGTAGAAGATTTTGTATTTACAACACAAAATGGAAATTTAGGTCTTAACTTTAGTTCATCTGATGTAATTTTTTCTTCACCTAATTCTTTATATACTGAAGTAAATTGGTTTTATCCTAAATCAGGATCTACTCAAGTAGATAGATGTGTAACCTATAACTATCAAGAAAATGTTTGGACTACTTCATCTTTAGATAGAACTACTTACGCGGATCAAGGTGTCTTTGAAAAACCTTACGCAACTGATTATGAAGCTACGGCTACTCCAGCGTTTCCAGATATACTAGGAGTTACGAATTTATATGGAGCCAGTATTTACTATGCTCATGAAGTAGGAACGGATCAAGTTAATAGCTCAGGTACAACTTCTATTGATGCATTTATAAGATCTGGAGATTTTGATATTGATGATGGTGAACTATTTATGTCAATGAGAAGATTTATGCCGGACTATAAATTTTTAGTGGGAAACTCTAAAGTAACTTTGTTTATATCGGATTATCCATCTGATGTTCAATCGGGTTCTCCTTTAGGTCCCTTTACAATAACAACTACTACTGATAAAGTAGATACTAGAGCGAGAGGAAGACTACTATCTTTAAAAATAGAAAACGATGCTGCAGGTGAAACTTGGCGTTATGGTAGTTTTAGACTGGACGCTCAACCAGACGGAAGGAGATAGCATGCCACTTACTACAAAAGGTAAAAAAATAATGAAATCTATGAAAGACAGATATGGTAAGAAAAAAGGTAAAACTGTATTTTATGCCTCAAAGAATAAAGGCAAAATAAAAGGTGTAGATAAAACTAGAAAATAATGGCTAAACTAACTAACTATATACCTGAACCAAAACAAGAATATGATGTAGAAAATCAAAGACAAATTATTGAGTCTATGACTACTATGAAACAACAACTTAATTTTTCTTTTCAAGAAGATTTAAAAAATGAACAAGACGCTTTTAATTACTTTTTATCATGACAATACAATATCAAAACGCTAGCAAAATATTAGATGGAACAGCTATGACAACTGTTTTAACTATATCTACATCAGCTGTTGCTATTATAAAATCTGTATATGTATCGAATAATAGTACCGGAGCTGTATTAGTTAACTGTGATTTAAGAGATTCTTCTGCTAGTACAAATGTAGAATTTTTTAGAAAAGATATACCTGCTTCAAGCACAATCAACGCTGCAGAACAGGGGTTGAATTTAGAAGCAGGAGATGCTATAAAAGCGCAAGCAGAAACAGCTGACAAACTTGAAGTAGTAGTTAGCTATGCGCTTATAAACAGAGAGAATGAAAACGGATAATATACATAAGATCGATTGTACAACTATAACAATTTATAGGAATACAAAAACAGGCGAAACGTCTAAAGAGAAAGTAGAGGGTCCTGATATTGTAACCGATGTTACAGTTCAGATTTCACCGAAAGGATTAGATGTATTTCAGAAAGTAATGAATAATAATGTTAAAAATAATAAATAATGTTTTAGAGACTACTGATATGTTTGACCTCTATGAGGCTCTTATTGGTAACCATATGTGGAATTTAAATAGATCCTCTGATGTAACAGTAGGAGGTCGTTTTCCAGGTTGTTCTTTTATAGTTAATGGAAAAACTAATTATAATGATCAATATTGGATAGGATATTTTCGTTGTATGTTAGATAGAATAAATCAAAAATTAAAAGAACAGCATAATTTTACCTTTCCAATAAAAATAGATAGTTTATCTTTGAATGCTCAAAATGATAATCATTATACAGAGTTTCATACGGATAAAGCAAATAGATATAGTATCGTTGGTTTTTTAACTCCACAGTGGGCGGAGACTTGGGGAGGAGAATTAAATATAGAAGGAAAAGTTATAAAATACAAACCAGGTGATTTTGTTTTATTTGATTCAGAATTTTTACATAAATCACAAGAGCTTAAAAAACAATTACCTTATTGGAGGATTACAGTAGCTTATGTCATTGAAAAATCAAACACCTAAAGGAGGAACCGAATTACAACTTGGTTTTTTACATCAATACGTAGATAAAAATTTATTAGATCAAGTACAGATTTGTACTAGTGTACCTGGTAAAGTACCTATAGATCCTAATAAACTTAATGTACTTTGGCAAAAAAATTCCTACGATCAACCTAATTTATATCCATGGTTTAAAGATAAAGCTAATCATCATAGATACGATTGGTATGTTTTTAATTCTCATTGGAATTATGAAAAGTTTAGAATGATGTTTGGTATCCCTACTGAAAAATGTGTAGTTATTAAAAATGGAGTTGAAAAAATAAAACAATCTCCACATTATAAAAAAGGTAAACCTATTAGAATAATTCATCAGAACACTCCCTGGAGAGGATTATCTGTTTTACTTGGTGCAATGCAACTACTTAAAAATCCTTTAATTACATTAGATGTTTATTCTTCATGTGAAGTATATGGTAAAGAGTTTCATGAACAAAATGATCATAACTATAAAGCACTGTATGATCAAGCAAAGTCCTTATCTAATGTAAATTATATTGGATACAAACCAAACGAATATATTAGAGAGCATTTACAAGATTATAATATGTATGTTTATCCCAGTATCTTTGAAGAGACTTCTTGTATTTCTTTATTGGAGGCAATGTCTGCGGGCCTATATAGTATAGTAACTGATTATGGAGCTCTATTTGAAACAGGAGCAGAGTTTCCAATGTATATTCCTTATGATAATAACTATAAAGCTTTAGCTGAAAAATTTGCATACGGTATTGCTGCTGCAGCAGAAACTTTACACGAGCCACAAATACATAGTCACTTAACTACTCAATCTAATTACACACAGATATATTATTCTTGGCCTAAGCAAGCATCTGCGTGGACAACATTTTTAAAAGGAGCTATAAATGTCAAATCCAAATGAACCCATATGGTTTAACGTAGATAAAACTGAAACAGCAAATGATGATACATATCAAACTATTAAAACTAATACCGTAGAAAACAAAGTAACAGAAATAAAATTAGGTACTTCACCTCACAAGATTATGGTGTGTACTCCTTGTCATAGTGATGTCAGTATGCATTACTGTCAAGCCGTATTAAAATTTCAACAAGCATGTTGGAAAGAAGGAATACAGTGTAGTTTTACATTACTTAAATCATCGTTAGTTACACAAGGTAGAAATTTATGTGTAGCAGAATTTTTAAATCACGAAGATAATTACACTCATCTTTTATTCATAGATTCTGATATTGATTTTAGTGCGAAAGCTATTTTTAAAATGTTAGAATTTGATAAAGATATAATTAGTTTACCTTACCCAATGAAACTTTTAAGTTGGGATAAAATATGGCGAAGACTTAACACTAAAGAAGATGCTATCAATAATGAAAAAGACTTGGCCACAGCAGGATTTACCTTTCCTGTTAAAGTAGAAGACCCTAATTCAATAACCGTGGACAAAGGATTAATGGAGCTTACTCATGCTCCAACTGGATGTATGTTAATTAAAAGAAATGTAGTTGAAAAAATGATTAAAGAATATCCTCATTTAGAAATATATCAGCCCACTAATATTAATGGTAAAGAAGTTAAAAAAGACAATATGTACAATCTATTTGACACATTGCATGACCCTAAAACTAAAAGATATTTTGGAGAAGATTTTGGATTCTGTCAAAGATGGACAGATATAGGAGGTAAGGTATACGCTTATATAGATGCCCCTATAACCCATGTCGGTGAGTATTGTTATACCGGTCGATTTAGAGATGATTTATGGCAAGCAGCAAGACCTGTCAAATCTGTTGACGAGTCCAAAAAAATCAAATAAAGTATCATATTTACAGGATTTCTACGCCTGCTTAACAGTATAAATATATTTAAATTATGGCGATATCTAGATCTTTAATGAACAGACAATTACAAGCAGACGGTGGCATTATGCAAGTTACACCTAGAGAAAAGTTTGGCTTGGGTAGTAAGCTTAAAAGATTTGTTAGAAAAATTATACCTAATGAAGTAGCAGATATTGCAGTTAAAGCAGCACCTTTTGTTGCACCCTTTAACCCGGCAGTTGCAGCAGCAATGGCGGGTCTTGGCAGTTTTGATCAAACTGGTAAAATAGGTTCATCACTTAAAAGAGGTGCATTAACTTATGGTATGGGTCAAGGTGCTAGATACTTAGGTGGAGCAGATTTTCAAGGTAATCCGTTTGATCCAGGCGGAGCCTTCACAGGCAGTGGATTTAAAGGTGGATTTAGTTCTCCTTTAGGTAATAAGACTGGTCTTGGTAAGTTCTTCTCGAACCAAGGAACTGACACTGTTCAAGGTATTAATAGTTCTAAACCTTTGAGAAAACCTCTTAACATACAAGACGGATCAATTGATTTAACTACAGGTGGATCCGATGGTTTTGGAATAATACAAGATACTGTTACAAATACTCCAGGATCTGCGATGGATTCATTTAAATCAATTGTAAGTTTTGATACATCTGCAGGACAAAAAACAGATGCAGCATTTGATCTTTTAAAAAGAGGAAGTAAAGCTTTATTTTATGATAGCGAAGGTAAACTTGATAGGGCAGCAGTAATAGGAGCGGTAACCGCTGCAGCTTCATACGCAGAAGCTTTGGCGTTAGCTAATGATGCAGGAGTAGAGTTAACTGAAGAAGAATATAACGAAGCTAGAAAAAACGAAAAAAAAGCAGAGTACGCAGGTTACTTACAAAATTTCTTTGGTGGTAAAAAAGATGGTGGCAGAATAGGATTTAAAAGTGGATATAGTCCAGGAATAGTATCGGCAGCTTTGGAAGAATACAATAGTGTTTATGGAACAGATAGTTCCGGAGAAGAAATTCTTGTAAAAGATTTATATAGTGGAGGCTTTGAAGAATTTTTAGAAATCTATACTGGAGATGCCTATGAAAAAAGAGCTAACGGTGGCAGAATAGGATTCGAGTCTGGTGCTAACGAAATGATTAAAACACAATTACTGGAGGAGATCATGCCTGACACAAGCACAGAAGACATGATAATGATTATGACAGAGGATGGACCAAAGATGATTAAGAGATCAGACTTTGAAGCAATGCCTGGAATGTTTAGAGATACGACTACAAGCGCTTATGGAGATGCAGGTAGAGGAAGACCTGTTCCAGAATTTGCTAACGGTGGTAGAATAGGATTTAAAAGAGGTAGTCCAGAAGAAACTTCTGAAATAGGTATCATGTCAATCGACGTTGAATCAGGTGATGACGAAGACAATGAAGATATGATGATGGCAGGAATTACATTTAGTAGAGCAGAAAAATCATATTTATTTAGAAGACTAGGTGGATCCGGTGGAGCTAGTAGATCTTACACGATGCCTAATTTATATAGAATATTAAGTAATCCTGGATCTTATCCTGCTGATGCAGCAGTGTTAAAAGAAATTGCTATTATGGGAATGAAAAAAGATGGAGGTAGAATAGGTTACAAAGGTGGTGCTAACAGAGTATCAGAATTATTAATTTTAAGAGATGAAAAAGTTGGTAAAGGTGAAGATGTATCTGACATTGAAGCAGAGATATTCCAATTAACAGGTAAGACTTTTAGATCAGTTGGTGGTATAAGTGATGTACCAACAGGTAAAATGAGAAAAAATAATGCAGGTGTAGTTGAAAGAGACTACAGAGATGAAGGTGGTTTTGTACCAGTTGGTATTAAAGAAAGAGCTGACGATGTACCTGCCATGTTATCTAAAAATGAATTTGTAATGACTGCTGATGCTGTACGTGGTATTGGTAATGGCAGCGTTGAAGAAGGATCTAAAAAATTATACAACACAATGAAAAAAGCAGAACAAGTAGGTAAAGCATAATGGCTGATTCAACTACATATACTAGACGAGCCCCTTATATAGAAGGTGCTCAAGAAAATTATATAGATTTATTAACGCAACAAGTAGGTAGAGCTCCTGGCTCTACAATTACAGACGCTGATGGCAATGTTATTGGTAATGTACCTACCTTAGCTCAACTTGGACCCCAAGTAGCAGGTCAAAATGTTTTAACTCAAGCTGCTCAACAACAGGCAGCAACTCAAGCAGGATTAGGTCAATTAACTTTTGGAACAGAAGGAGATGTTACAGGTATTGGAACAGGAACTGGAGTTGCAGGCTATCAGCCATTCTTAGATCAAGCACAACAATACCAAACTCAAGCTGGAACTACATTAGGAGGAGCTGCAGCTTTAAGTGGACCACAAGCGTACCAACAATTTATGTCACCGTATCAACAACAAGTAATTGATACAACTTTAGCAGAATTTGATACACAAACTGCACAAGGTGTACCACAACTTGCAGCGAACGCTATTCAAGCGGGAGCTTTTGGTGGTGGCAGAGAAGGTGTGGCTCAAGCTCAGTATGCGTCAGACGCTGCTGCAAAAAGAGCGGCACTACAAGCACAGTTATTAGGTCAAGGTTTTACTCAAGCAAATCAACTTGCAAACCAAGCATTCACACAACAATCTAATCTTGCAAATCAACAACTTGGTCTTGGAGACTTTTCAAGAAACTTAGCATCATTACAACCATCATTAGCAGCGAGTAGTGTTCAACAATTAGGTGCAGCCGGTACAGGAAACTTGGCTTACCAACAAGCGCAATTAGATGCAGCACAACAACAAGCGCAACTAGCATACAACGAACCACTAAGCAGACTTAATGCTTTTGGATCAGGGATAGCTGCTCAAGTAAGTGGAGCACCAACGACTACAACTACCACTACTTTAGGCGGTGGATCCGTTGGACCTTTATCACAGGCGTTATCTGCAGGATTAAGTGCTTATGGTTTGGGAAGTATTTTTGGAGGAAATTAATGAATTTAAAAAGACCATCATTTAGAATAGGCGGATCAACTGGTATAGGTCAACTTACTCCTAACAGACAAATGTATGCTGGTGGTGGAAACATTGGTGGCGGAACAATTGCAGGATCTAATTTAGGAACTAGAACAGGATTTGAATCTATAATTCTTCAATCATCTGGTTTACCTTATCCGGATACAGCAAAACCTAAATATAATAATCCATTTAAAATAAAAGGTTATCCAAGTAGCAAAGGTATTTTAGAAGCTTTAAAACCAAAAGGTTTAGCAAAATTTCCAATTACAACAGGTATAGGAGCTACAGCAGCAATTGGTGCCATACCTGCATATTTAGCCTACATGAATAGACCTAAAACTATGGAAGAGAAAAGAGTAATGCAAGAGTATGGTCCTATTGATGAAACATTCTTTCAATATGATGAGTATGATGCAGATAGAAAAAGAGCTCGTGGGGTAGGAGAAGAGATTAGTTTTAAAGAAGCTTTATTTAAAGATCCTAAAACAGGATTATATCCTAAGATATTTGGAGACACTGAATCAAGAACTAAAAGAGCTCAAATAGAAAAAGCTAAAGAAGAACGGGACGATTTTGAAATGCCAAGAGGTGGAGGTGCAGACTTTGCTGAGATTGCTGAAACAGTGATAGCAGATAAAAAAGAAAAAAAAGATACTCCACTTAAACCCGATGCTGAATATAAAGAACCTTCTTTTGAAGACACTTACGAAGCTGAGAAAAAGAAAATAGAAAAATTAATAGGTGAAGATGATAATAAAGGTTTACTAGCCATTGCGTTATCAGATGCTATCGGCACACCTGGAACTATTGCAGACAAAGCTGCAGTTTTAAACAAATCATTACTAGGCATCATGCAAGGTAAGAAAAAAGATAGAAAAGACATTGCTAAGTTAGCGTACACTGCAACTAAAGAAATAGAGAAAGCTAAACTTGTTGCAGGTAAAGAAGGGTTTAGTGAAAAACAACTTAATAAAATGAGACGGTTAACTAAAATTGTAAACGATAAAACAGGTTCATTTACTAAAGAACAAAAAGCAGCAGCTCAAGCTGAATTATCTATGGAAAGAGAATTGATTAAAGCTATCGGTGGTAAATCTACTGCAGAGAAAGTAATGAAACCAGGTGATGCAAGAGAACAAATAAAAAGATTTAAAGATGGTGCTAAAAAACTTGCTAAAATGGATAAAGGTGATCCAGGTTATGGCGCAGCATTAAATGAATATATGGCGGAAATTGAATTCTTAAGTAATTACCCAGAACTAATGCCTTCAATAAGAAGAATAGATGCTATTTATGCAAACGTTTTAGCTGCAAACAAAAAAGATGGTGGCAGAATAGGATTTGCTAATGGTACTCCTATGCAAGAATCAATTCAAGTATCTGAGACAGTAGGTCAAAGTCAAGTGCCCACTGCCCAAACATCTCAACTATCCTTTGAAGAAATTAGAAATAGATTACCTAAAGAAATAACAGACGATGTGGTTAGATTAATTGCAGGAAGTAATGAAGCTTTACAAGATTTTTCTTACATCAGAACACAAGGCGATGTAGATAAATTTAACATGAAGTATGGAGTTACTTTAGTATTACCACAAAGTACAGCATAGGAGAAACAATGGCCGAAGATAAAGGTTTATTTTCAGATTCACTATTTGCATCAAGTGAAGCTCCTGTTGAACCTGAAACAGTTGGTGCTTTAGATTATTTTACCGACATTCCAATTGGAATTGCAAAAGGTCTTAGTCAAGCAGTGCAGGGTTTAATTTCACTAGGAGCTCTTCCTATAGATCTTGTAGCCAATACAAATTTAATAACAGCAATCGATAATCTTTTTGATAACATTACACCAGAGACTGATACAATTGTTGGTGATGTAACTTCGGTAGTGACACAGTTTGGTGTACCATTAGGTGTTGCCTCAAAGATTGCTAACGGTGTTTTAAAATTAAATAAAGCCAGTCAAATTGTAAAATTAAATAATTTTAGAAGAGCGGATGATACTTATGATTACTTAGGAGCTGGTGGTGAGTTAGCAAAAAGAGCAGGTTACTGGGGAGCTTTAGGTGGAGCAACTGATTTTGCAGTATCGACTCCTGGCGACCTTACAACTTTAACTGAAACATTAGGTTTTGGAGAAGCTTACAAAGGAGATGAACTAAAAGGTTCGGCTAAAGCAACAGAATACTTTAAAGAAAAATTAAGATTTGGTGCAGAAGGAACTGTACTAGGTGGTGGTTTAACTGCAGCCTTACCTGTTGCTGGAACACTAGGTGCTAAGTATGGACTAATGGGTTTAAAAGGTGGAGCAGCCGTTGCAAAGAATGTAGTTATCAGACCTTTAAACTTTGCTGTTTTTCAACCAATAGGTAAACTTGGAGCTACCGAAGCTGTAGGTAAAGGTGCTCGAGGTATAGGAGAATTTTTAGATAATACTACTACCAAGTTAAGAAAAGCTTCTGGATTACCCGATCCTAAACTTTGGAAATTTTATGGCACAGAGGCCAATGCACCATTTTTAGAAAAACTTTTAAAAAAAATAGATAATGCAAAGAATGCTTTAAAATCAGATGGTCCAATATCAACAAGTCAAGCTGAAGATTTAAGAGCATGGGAAAATACTGTCCAGGCTAGTGAAAAAGGTTTAGTTAAAATAATGAATCAAATTGATAGTCAATTTAAAGAAATAGCTAAAGGAGCAGATATATTAGAATTACCTAAATACTTACAAACTAAATCTTTAAAATATCCTCAACCTATTACTGCTATTGATGACCAAATGTATTTAAGAAATAATGATTTATTATATGATTATATACAAGCACCTAGAATCAAAGATACATTAAAGGACTCTGCAGAAGCTCTTAAATTTTTTGATCAATTACCTAAAAATACACAAAAAAATGCTAAGGCATTAAAAACATCTATTAATGACCTTGGTTTAAAATATGGTAAACTTTTATTTGACAATCCTGATGATGCTATAAAAAGTTTTGGTGCAACTATTATAGAAAACGGTGGTGCTTATTTAAAACAAGTATTTAGTATAATGAAAAATAAAGCTTATGATTTAGATTTAAATGGACCTAAAGTAGCGGCAGCTAAAGAATTTTTTAAAAAAAATGCAGTTCCTAAAATTTTAAATGAACAACCCGACGTATTACAAAAAGTGATGAAAGAACAAAATATTACTCAAAAAGAAGCTATTGATTTGTTAGCAGATTCTACTATGGCAGATTTAAAAAATTCTTTAATTAAAAGCAATAGAAATCCAGAATCTTTATTTAGATTAATTGCAAAAACTTTTAAAGTAAAAGATCAAAGTAGTTTATTGGACACTGCTAAAGAAACAGTTAAAAAAGGAAAAGAAGTTAGTGTACTGACTTCAGAAGGAAAACTTGTTCAAGCGGGAGTAGATCTTCCAACGGTAATGAAAAAAGTTTTAGATGCTGAAAATGCTGAAGTTGTGGGTAAAGCTTTTTTAGAACCTTTAAAAGATTACAGAGCTGCCGTAACAGATACTTTTTTACAAACAGCTAAAAATGTTTATCAAAAACAATTTTTTGATAAGTTTGCAGACAGTGCCTTAAAGAATGGTTATGCTTTTAGATCTTTAGAAGAAGCACGTTTAGCAGGTATACCTAATGCTGGAAAATTAACACAAGTTACTTCTGAGTTTAACAAAGATTTGGCTATGGTTGAATCTAAGCTTTTAAAAAGTCCTTTGTTTGATGGAGGAATTACTCCGGGTGGAACGTCTGGAGGTTTATATACAACTCCAGAAATTGCTAATGCCGTTAAAGGCACAGAAGAATACCTAACTACGATGTATGACATTCCATTATACAGTGCATTGATGTCAGTTAAAGCTGCTGGTCAAATTGGTAAAACAGTATTCTCACCAATGACTCAAGTTAGAAACGTATCAACAGCTTCATTCTTTGCATTAGCTAGTGGATTAATTGGCGGCAGAGTAAGTCTTACTGATTCATTTAAATTAATGGCTGATGATATTTTTCCTGGCAAATATATTTCTGCTGCAGATGTCGCTAAGAAAATGGAAGATAGAATAGCTAGAGGTGTTGTAGACCAAAACATTGAGGTCAATGAAATTAAAACTATTTTACAAAAAGCTAAGGATGGTAAGTTTACTTTATCTGCTTTAATGGAAGCTCCGATAGTTAAAAAAGCTTTTGATTTGTATCAAGGAGGTGACAACGTTTGGAAAGTTTATGCAGATGATTTTTATCAGGATGCCTTAAAAACAGCATTTCAATGGAGTCCTAGAGGTTTAAAAGGAGACGCAGCTATTAGAGATAATATTATTGATTGGTATAGAACTGTTGGTAAACAAACTGATGTAGCAGATGAGTTAGTAGGATCTAATGCTAAGATTGCTCAATTAGATAAGGATCTTTTAACAGCTACGCCTGCAACTAGACAATCCTTATTAAATCAAAAAGAAAATTTAGTACAACAG